TGTAATAACCGCTATGTTTGCATTGTTATTATTTGTATCCATTGAGTAACTAGTTGGCGCATAGGTATTTGCGTCATCTGATAGCCTCAAAGTACCACCAGATTCGAGCGTAGTGACTTTTGTTCTCATTTGAACTGGATAGTTCATAAACAACTTTGCAGCGGTGGTTCCTGTTGCCCAGCCACCATTAGTTAAAATTGCATAACTGCTTGCGGTTGAGTTTGTTCGGTAGTAATAACGCTGACAAGCGGCTAATTCTCCTTGAAATGTTGCCCCATTGGTGCGAAAAGGTAATGCAACGCTTCCTATGTCAATCTGTACGCCTGTTATTTCAAAGTAATCATTAACACCAGCCGTACCTACAGGTGTGTAATAGAAATTAGGTACTAACTGCGCAGCCGTTGAACCAATAGCACCTGTTATTGTGAAACGTTGCCACGTTGTTGTAAGTGTTGCTGTGCCTGTTATTGGAGTTGTTTCACCTGTTAAACCTAAGATGATTTGTCCGTCTGTTCCCGTACCTGTTGTGACTTGATTAGTCAATGCAGATGATGCCGCTGAAAAGTTTGCACCTGCTCTTGCATAATAAGACAAAGTGACAGTTTTGCCCGCATAAGGAATTGAATTAACTGACTCAAAGTTTTGTGCCAAAATCAAGGCAAGTGTTGATGTATTGGCAGCCGTTCTTTGAATACGTGAGCAATACTGAATAAATGGCAAGTTAGTAGTATCGCCTGTCACCTGTCGCGACATAGTTATTCCTGTTGTAAAACCTGAAGGACGATAGAAGTTCCAACGGTCTGCGCCATAAGATGAAGCAACGCTTGAAGGATTGCTTAAACTTGTGCCACGTTGCCAAACGTTCATCGCTGAATTAAGAACAGGATTAGGTATTGGATTACCAGCCGTATAGCGCAAACCTGTAGAGGCGGCACTATCTGCTACGAGAGTGCTTCCGTTGGCTCCAGCTGCGAGATTGTCGAAAGTCGCTGAGCCAGTTCCTACAATCAGATCGCCCTTGGCCGTGATTTCTGTAGCCATTGAATTCGTGATTGTTACCGTGCCGGATGTTCCGCCGCCTGAAATACCAGTCCCAGCAGTGACACCGGTGATGTCACCGACATCATTGGTAATCCAAGTAAAATCCATATCTGTATTTGTTGTCTTGGATAGAATCTGGCCTGTGGTGCCACCTTTAAGGTCGGCCATAGAGGTATCTACGGCTTGACCAAAGACTGCAAAATCAGCAGGAAGGTCGGTTACTAAATCTGTCGGCGTTGGCATTTGCCAGCCGAAGTTACTGGTCGGATTGCTCATCTTTTCTCCTTACGCGACTATCGTCGCATCTTGCCATTCGAGAGTTCCCGAGATGGTGTTCCATTTTTCTAGCACTGAGACTTCTTGCCATTTCATAGCTTGAAGGCTAAACGCCAACGGTGAAAGCAAAACCGTCACCGAGACCGAATTATACGCTGCCCGGAACGTCCATCCCTCGACGAAACCCAGATAAGTTCCAGCAGACATATTGAGTGGCAAATCCGAGATTCGTAACGGAAGTCCCATAAAGATGTTAATCAAAGAATCCCGGTCTGTGTTATCAATTTCTGGATTGGTCAATTCGTATGTGATCTGATTGAACATCGGCAACGGATAGGCCCGGAGAGTTAAATAGAAGGCTGCTTGCGCATCGGCGTCTGTATGATTCTTTAGGGTCGTCATAACTATCTGGGCCAGACGTCCATAAATGGCTATCGAATCCGCATCCTCAAAGGGAGTGGTCTCATTGGCTGAGTTGGCCCCGTACTTCAAAGTCACCGAGTTCCGGACGTCTCCAGCTCGTGTCTGGATAGTGATGCCGTTCGATAAAGCCTGAGCTGCTGAAAGGTCGGTATAGCCGTTAGTAGCAAGATAAATGCTCCGATGAGTCGAATCGGCATAACTGATTCTGCCCTGAGCGTCCTCATAAATATAACCAAGTCCGGACGTAGCAAGTGCAGAGACCAAGGAATAAACCGTCGTCCGGTCGGCAGTTCGTGCAGCTAAGTCGTAATTGCCTGGAGTATCAATCTCACCAAGTCCCACGTTCTCGGCATTGGCCCAAGTAGTCGCCGGGTCGTATGTGGCCCACGTTAAAGCGGCTGGAACCTCGCTCCAGTTATTGAGAAGCAAGTCTTGCAATATATGAAGGATTTGAGTTCCGTCATGAGCTGAAGTTAGTGTCCCATCGGTAAGAGCTTTAGGAAGTCGCGACAATGCTCCAAGCGCGATGATCGAAATAGTCTGATTAATTCCCACTACGCCGGAACTAGAAACTGAGATAGATACGTCAGTAATCGTGCCGCCAAATATCGGAGTAAAAGTCGCAGTTGAATCTTTAAGTTCGATTGTGACTGAATCGTTGATATTTATATTCACGACAGATTGGTCAAGATTTATGAGCTGCATATTCACATAACCGGCATTGGCCTGTTCGTAGATATTAGTCCGGCCAGAAGTTATTGTGAGATTAGCAAGCGTAAAGTTGGTGTAAATCGTCCCTTGAATGGTGACGCGCCAGATTGGATTCCAGACTGTCACACTGCGACCAAGTTGCTAGAACCACCCGTGCCACGGTAAGCCGAATTATTAAGGGTATCTACAATCGTCCGAGCTGTGCCTTCTGGGTCAATTGCTCCATTGACCGTGATGCTAATACGTGCAGCATTTTGAGAATCCGTAAAACCACCGGCACCCATAGCAGCTAAACGAGCGGCATTTTGTGAATCGGTAAATCCACCACCGGCGATGCTGGCGGCCGCTTTAGCTGCAGAACTAGCTGCGGAAGAGACCGACGTCGAAGTCGTGCCGGAAGTCGAAGTCGATGGAAGGGCAATCTTTGGGATTGTCGTGCTTGTTGTAATGCCTGAAGTCGAGACGGTTGGCATTTTGACGGTTGGGGCTCCACTGACTGGAATAGTCGGGATGTTTGGTAAAAGTGGGATGGAATTGTATTTAGTAATCAGCCAGTTGATAACTCCGATGGCCGCTTCGACCGCAGTCGTAATGGCTCCAATAATGCCGCCGATGATATTAATGACACCGCCAGCAATCTTTCCTACGATCTGAAGGGCTGCTCCTAAAGTCGTTCCAAGAACCGGTGCTACGTAATCCGCGATTAACTTTCCAAAAGCCAGAAATGCATCCATGTTTTCACCGATGGCATCTTTGACGTATCCGAAAGCTTTAACGAGACCATTCCAGATTGGAGTGAAGACGTTGCTCAGAGTTGTACCAAGATTCGTAATATAAGAGGTTAATCCATCAGACTTATCAGAGAAGGCATTCGATAACTTCTCCACGATTGGCACCACGTACTGAGTAAAATATCCGACTAACTTCTCCAAGATAGGAAAAAAGGCGTAGCCAATAGTCTCTTTGGCTTCATTGAATGTGGTCTTGAGAATATCCATCCGACCCTGAAAGGTCTGGGCGTTACGAGCTGCGGCACCGCCGAACAAATCTGAAAGACGCGTCTGGACTTGGGTGAAATCCATCGTCTTAAGTTCGGCCGATGATAATCCAACGCCTAATTTTCCGAGGGCAGTCGTGTTCCCGTCATAAGCCTTGCCTAACGAATTTGCCACCGTTTCGAGCGGTTTCCCGGTTTGCGTTGAAATATCAAGGGCCAAAGAAAGAAGCTCTTGGGCTTTACTTGCATCTTCGGTCGAGATTGCCAGCCGTGATAAAGCCGGGCGAAGTTTGTCGTCCGAGACTCCGGTGGCCAAAGACATCTTGAGAATCTGCTTTTCCACAGAAGCAATCTGGTCATTTGTTGCACCGGTCGCGTTCTTTAACGCGCTGGCTAATTTAACCTGCGATTGTTCGTCTTCGATGGCTGCTTTGACTCCATCGACGCCAATCTTGATTGCGTAGGCACCAGCCGCAGCAGCTGCGGCCGCAAAGGCTAGACCGGCTTTCTTTCCGAAGTCTGTAACCTTGCTACCGAAAGAATCGACCTCAGTTGAGCCGACATTAAGATTCTTTTTCAGATCATCAATATCAGCCAGAATGGATAACTTGAGAGTTCTTGAACCAGCGGCTGCCATGTTACGTCCATTCCTTTAAAATCTTTGTGAATGCATTTTCCCACTCATTAACCAAATATGGCTGCTCTTTGCGGAGTGTCGGATAGATAAAGTAACCGCGAGAACCACGTCCTTCTTTACCAGACCAGACTGGGAACTGCTTGAATTTGTTAGACCCGAACTCGTAACCGCCCCAGAGTTGTTGAGTCGTGCCACCGCCGGAGAACTTTTGAGATACGAAGCCGAAGGATAATTCTCCGACCTTGGATGACTTGCTGACTCTTGAACCGTCGGCAATCCGGGACGCAGCTCTATTCTTTGCCCCGGAAGCCGTACTAATAATCTTCGATTGCAGATAAGTAGCCAGACCATTGGAGACGCCTTTAGCTTGAGAGATAGCTTCTTCATCCATGGCTTTAAAAGCCCGGATGATGCCACGCAAGTCAGCCTTGTCGTATGCGATCATCTCACTTTGCATTCCGCTGCTCCATAATCTCGATTGCGGTTAATACGTCTTCGGCGGTCTCAAACTCGCTGCGACTTAGACCGGTTGCGATGGCCAAGTCCCAGAGAATTCTATTTAGGCTTCCGACGGCGTAACTTTTGGGCTTTCATCATCTCCAACCTTTACTTCTACCACTGTGTCGCACCAAATATCGAAAGGCTTGACTGGCTTACCGCCACCCTCGCGCTTCATAGCGTTATACGCCAGAAATAGCAGGTCGGATATTCCTATCTTTTCCTGAGCTTGAGAGACGATAAATCCCGTCTTGTTTTCCCACTTAGCCCACTCTGGCGGTTGCGCAGTGTAGGTCTCAATGGTGCCGCCGTTATATTCGATTGTGATTGGTAATTTCATGCTCCCGATTCCTTATCTCTAGTCTAACGCTGGTGTGGTGACGCAGGTAAATGAAAGTGAAGCGGTTAATGCGTCTGGCGCAGAACCACCAAGTGAAGGGAAGATTGGCTGAACTTGGAACACGTATGCGACGCCTGCAACAGTAAAGAGAACTGAAAGCGGTGTATTTGGTGTAGTAGCTGCGGCGTTCCATAATGCTTCACAAAGTGATGAAACCGCTCCGAAATCTTGCAGCATTTCCACCGCAAAAGTTCCCTGAGAATCTGTCGTGTAATACGCTTTGCCATCGAGGGTTTGGTACGTATTGATTGTCGAATCGATGGTAAGTGTGGCCGATGTAGCTTGAGCATCATAAGTATCACCATCGATGGTGAATGTGATGTCTCTACCGGTGATGATAGTGGTCATTTTTGCTCCTAGTTTTCTGTGTAGTAGGTGGAGACTTGTAAATCCGACGTAAGGAATTTACCAGTCCCGACTTCTAAAGGTGTCGGTTGATTGACGTTACCGACCACGTATCCGGGCGGCATGGCCCCCAGAATGCTTATCATCAGCTGCTCCAAGTTATCGAGGGCTGCTGCGTTATTGTTATATGCCACGACTCCGGTTACGGTCAGATTGACCTGAACCTTTGTAACTGCTCCATTAATAAGGTTTGGCTCCAGATACGGTGCATCCGGGATTAAACATACGGCCGGAGCAATCAAAGCTTCCGGAATGCCGTTATAGACCGATGCAACGACTCCTGAGAGGGCAGTGGCTAACGGTGTTCGGACGTCTGCTTCGATTGTCACATTGCCATCGTCTCTACATCGATGAACGGCCCTAGAAGGCCAATCACTCTGTTCGTTAAACTTCTACCGAGTACGAATGGCGAAGGTTGAAAGTTGTCGCTCATGATCTGATTGCCCGGAGCAGTTACGGACTGAAATATCTCCACACTAACGACCAAAATGGCCGATTGGATTGGTGCGACGTTTGCGTAAAGTTCTGCGGATGAAGCTCCATCGAGGGTGGCACTTCCGGCCGGAATAATCGCGTGGACTACTTGGTCGGCTTCGGCAGTAGCTGCAGAGAACTCAAATCCTGTCACCGAGTGCGTCGTGACTGTATATGTTGCATCTAAATCGCCGCAACCGGCAACCACGACGGATTGACCTACCGCAAAGTAGCATGGCCGGATTGTCGTAAAATATACGACGCCATCTGAAATGCGCGTAGTAGTGATTGCCGATTGGTATTGCGTCAGCAGCGGAAGGATGGTCTGTTCCGCAGAATCAATAATCTGGTCGAGATAAGTATCGTCATAAAGAGATTCAGAGACGCCAAGTATCGCTCGCAGTTGGTCAGCGGTAATGATATTCGGCATCTCTGTTCCCTTCGTCTGCTCGGCTAGTTCGGGAGCGACCTAGCCGATGATTGATTTTCTAATTAGTCCTTATTGAACGCGTATGCGCCAGCCGCAATCTTTGTGGCCGTTGCTCCATATCCATAAACAAGGATTCCGATAGAACCGTCGGAGATGATGTTAGTGCGAAGCTCCAAGCGTGGAGACTCGTACCATGTGTATGCGTCACGGTTGATGACGTACATAGAATCGTCACCTGTGCCTGATAGTGCTGTATCAACCCACAAATCGATGCCATTTACTGAACCGCGCAAGCTGCGAGGTTGTGCATTTCCAGCCGCGTTCTGCGGAGCGATTGCATTGTAAATTGGTCTTCCGTCCACGTTGAAGCTCATGATTCGGCCCCACATGGCTGGACTTACGACGATTGCGTCTGCGAATTTGAAGGTGTTTGAATAAACACTTACCGCACCAGCTGAAACCCATGCAAGCAATTCTGCCGCAGTGATGTCTGTACCATAACCGGTTGCAGTCTTAGTTGCACCAGCGATGATTTGTGCTGAGTTATAAGCATTCGTTGCACGTGCATATTGTGAAGAAAGATTGCTGATAAGTTCTGTAAAGAACAATGGATCTGATCTGTCAGCGAGTTCGACGGACATTGTCTGGGAACCCTTGAAGGATTTGACGTCCACGTTGATGAATTCGGATTCCATAACGGTTGGAGTTACTGGGTCGAGTTCGTCAATCTGGCTTACGTTTGGCAGTACCGTAATCTTTGGGATTTGAAATACCAATCCTGCGCTTGGAAGAGTGCCATTTGAAATCGAATCGATTGAGGCTCTTACATTATCTGCAAGACCATTAACGACTTCGCGAAGTTGGCGTGTTGGAATTAAGCCAGGGTTATCTGTTGATGCAGTAGCTGCAGCGATGAACGCGCGAGATTCTTCTGAACCGCGAGCCGCTTTAACTTGGTGCATGAGATAAGTCTCTGGTGACACGATTGGATTTCGTGCTGCGATGAAATTAACAGGCTTTGGTGCTGCTGCGGCCTGTACTGACTGCGAGGCTTCTACCGTCTCGGCGGCAGGTGCTTCTGTGACGGTGTTTTCCACTTCGTCTCCTTCTGTTGGTGTTGGTGATTCTGAATCATCGGATGATGGCTCAGAAACTTCGTCTGGTGCGGTAGTAGCTGCGACATTAGAGACGCGAGCTGAATTAAAAGCCGGATTATGCGTTAAAGCGACGCCGACAAGTTCAGCCGAATTGACGACCATAGTCCCGTCTTCATTGTGACCGAAGTCGATGGCATTCGCTTCCACACTAAAGCCGTCGCGGAGTCCATCGATTGCTTCCTGAATCGCGTCTGAGCCAGCGGTCGTCTTTGAGATTTTAAAGGTGGCATTGATTGATTTGCCATCTGGTGAAAACTCCATGCTTAAAGTTTTTCCAATCGGTCTTGAAGAATCATGCTCAAGGTTAAGTTTTACATTAGCCGGATTAAGTGACCCGGATTTAAACATCACCTTCCCGGTGGAAGCGTTGGCTGGTGTATCGAACGCGACGATTTGGCCCGTAATAGTTCGAGCTTCTGAATCGGCTGCGGTAATCGTGAACGGTGTAGTTACCTTCATTTAATCATCTCCTCGGCGTTACGGATTTCTTCAACGGTGATTGCAGGATTGCCCTGAGCATCAACGATTGAATTCAGTGTTTTGTATATGTTGGCGCGTTCCAAATCGGAACCGCGTAGATAGTCACTCAGATCGTATTTAACTTCCTGAGACTGTGGAATAAAGTCCGGCATGGACAGACGTTCGGATATTGAAGTCATAAGTGGGATAAGTGAAAAGTCGAGCAAGGTCTGGCGCTGAGTTGTCGCATTTGAATACGTCATACTCGAACCAGTCTCTGCATCAACGTAATAAGCCGGGATTCCCGTAGCGCGAGCGAGTTCTGTCGCCACGTACGAACGGGCCTGATTTAGTTGTAATTTCTCAGGGTCAAAGCCAACAGTTTGAAGCTCAACATCGGCATTAAGAAAAGCCGTTCCGCGAGAACGTCTGGCTGCACCCCAGGAGTCGAGTAACTTGGCGATTCGGTCTGCTGGAAGTGCAGTTCCATTTGATTTTAATACCATTGAGGGAACCGGCTCGCGAGCGTACATCGCTGCAGCTCGTTCGAGTTCGGCACCGGTGCGAATAGTTGCACCAGCTCGGTTAAGAAGGCCTTCATCGTTGCCATTGAATACGACAAGACTTCCGATACCGGAATTCGGAACCGGAGTTCCATCGACCATGTAATATTCGATTTCGGATGCGATTGAGTTGGTCTGGATGGTTACGCGAGCAGGTGATACGCGCTGAACACTACGCACTCTATACGTGTCGGCAAATAACTCAGTGATCTGCCAGTACGCATAGCCATAAAATAATAAATCTTCACAAGTCCAGACGTAGGTCGCGCTTCCCGGGATACGTGGGTCTGGAGTTCGAATAACGCGTGGAGTTGCGTCTTCGATTTCCATCCCGGTTGAACGGTCGATGACTTCAAGACCAATCGATGCAATCGATGAGCAGATTATATTTCTGGCTCTTGCAACCGTTGGCACCATCATCGCTTGTTCGCGTGTAGCGGTATTTGCACCGCCAAAGAAAGGCGTTAAAGAATCGAGAGACGTTACCGGCCCAAGAGAAGCCGAGACGTCGTAAGTAGGAGACGGCGTAGCCATTTCCACTTTACGAGTGGCAAAGATGTCGAGTAATCCCATGCGAGGATTTTCTCAGGGCTATACCACTAGCCGACCATTATGTCTGTTTCCGTCTCTGGGCGTGTCGCGAAGTGAGTAACGAGGGCAGTAGCCACGGCAGCGCATACGGCCGCCTGTGATGCTCTGCGTCCTATGACCCAGCCGCCATCGCCTCGACGAAGTTGCACCGCCGAAAGCATCTGGGTGGTGAGTTCGCTCTGTTTTCCAGAGTGCTTGAGTCTGCCGGAGTTAATAGCCCCCAGCATTTCGTCGCAAGCCTGCGGATAGTTCGAATCCATGTCAAAGGTAGGAATACCGGCTGGCACCAGTCGAGAAGCTACGGCTCCGCTTGTTCTCTTGCTATAAAGCAGATACTCAATCGGGAACTTGCGGCAATAAGGAGCGACGTCGTTAGCGATGGCCTTGTCATCGAGCTGCAGCGGATTGCTCCAAGTGTGGAGTAATTTAATCATGAAGGATTCGTCGCCTAATTTCTGGGCGGCGATAAGGGCTCCGTGTTTTCTGTCCGGTGAAAGGTCGAGACCAAGCCAAGTTAATTTCTCCACGTCTAACTCGACATCCGGGTCGATGCACTTTTCCCATTCGGCTGCTCCGACGCAGCTAGAGATTGTCTGAACCCATCTGCACAAGACCTCGGTCATAACCACGTCGGCTGGGTCATTGAGTACGGCTTTAATGTTGTCGATGTGAATCGTGTGACCAAGTGCCGGATTGGCGGCCTGCCAGTTACGTTGATCTGTTATGTCATCGGTGGCAGCCGACCATTCGAAATAACCGATGTCATCCTTGGCTCCGGCCATAGCTGCGAGGCCACGTTCCCGGAACTGGTTGAGAACCACGCTATGC